TATGAATCTTCAGGCTCAATGGCAGACTACCAACAATATTTAAAAATAAAAAAATCTTAGGAGGAAATTAATTATGGCACAAGCCGCAAGTTATAACACATCCGGCAACCGGGAGGATTTAACCGACGTCCTCACAATTATGGAGCCGGAATCAACACCATTCACAAGTATGGCACAGAAAGCCACCGCAAGTGGTACTTTCTTTGAAGTCCAAGTGGATGATCTTAGTACACCAAGCTTCGATGGAGTTAATGAAGGTGAGGACGTTACTGCTTTTGATAATAAATCAGTAAATCGCGCTCGCATTGGAAATTATGTTCAGAAGTTTCGCAGAAGTTTCGCAGTAAGTGACATCCAAGAGATTGTTGCTACAGCGGGTGTCACATCAGAGTTCGCCAATGCTGAAGCAAAGGCAGTCAGAGAATTAAAGCGGGATGTTGAAGCAGCTGTATGTTCAGGTCAAGATCGTCAAGCTGAAGCCGGAGCCGGTGCCCCATACAAAACCCGTGGAATGTTTAAGTTCCTTGGTCTTGGTGGTCAACCATCCGACATTCCTGCTTTTGCTCAGAATGTTGCTAACGACACAACTGCTACGCAAACTGAAACAACCTTCAATAGCGTTCTTCAAGAACTCTACGAAGCTAACGGAATGCCCGGTGGTCAACTTACTCTTATCGCCGGTCCTACTCTCAAAAAGGAAATAAGTGACTTTGCTCGTCAAGAAGGTTCTACAACTGCTCTGTCGTTTCAAGTTACCCAACCTGCTGAGAGCAAGAAAATAACCTTATCAGTCAATTTTTACGAAGGAGATTTCGGAAATGTTGCAATAGTACCTAGCGTGTATTTAAACCGCACATCAGGCAGCGACACAATTGATGGTGATGCAGGTCTTCTTATCGACCCTGAGTACGTGGCAATCCATACTTTGAAAGCTGAGTCTAATTCTGAGCTTGAAAATCAAGGTGGTGGCCGACGTGGTTTCTGTGATATAATTGCGGGTCTCGCAGTTCACAGTCCGAAAGCTCATGGTTACTTTAACTAATATTAATTAGGAGAACATAAGACATGGCAGAATTAACTAACAATGAAGCAGGTCGCGGTTTTACTCATGTATATACTGCTACCTATGAAGACCTACAAACAATTGGCAATGGTGGTCAAGCTACCATCGCAACTATCCCTGAGGGTGGTGCTATTGAATGTGTAGGAGTTTATGAATCAGAAGCGTTCGCTGGTACAACCTCTTTGGTTATCGATGTAGGAACTTCTTCAGGAGATCCTGATGAGTTTATCGATGCTCTTGATGTTGATGCTATGACTGCTCCTGTTTTCAATACAGGGGATGCCTTCACAGGCAATCAATCACAACCTGTAGGTGGAACAAATAGTGCCACATCTGTACTTTTAGAAGTCACAGATGCCGCTATCGCATCAGCTACAGCCGGAAAGATTGTCATTGGTCTACGTATTGTTGACCTCGGACAATTTGCTTAACAGCATTTAGGAATATGGGAGTGACCTACAAAACAGGTCACTCCCTTTTCCAACCCAATTTATTATGGCAAACATACTTCTACCAAAGTGGAGCGGAGGCAATGGTTCACAGTTTATGAAAAACTTGGATCGTTATTTAAGATATGAAGTGGATTTAGAAAAGCATGAAGCATCTTTGCGCGAGCAGATGGTTCGCAAGGAAAATAAAGAAATGGGTGTGGCTAAGACAGATGGTCTAGGTCAATTAAAGGGATCAATTCCCGCGAGAGAATACTTTCGTTGGCATCAATCACATCGTGGTTGTTGGAATGATAAATCATTTGTAAGAGAATTTTTTAGAGATAACCCATCGTTTAGAGCTAAGACTTTAGCATGAGACAATTACCAATAAGCACAATGCTTTCCAATCTTAAACACACGATTGGGGTAGATAGCTTATTGTCAGATGAGCAAAATGCGGCAGTTCGTAGTTTCAATCGTTTTGGTAGATTGGCATGGGAACGCACAAGGTGGCCTGATACTATTCGTTTAGAGCAGAAGACACCTGACTTACAAGTACGCAATGTAAATGTAGGTAATGGTGGATCAGGATATACATCAGCACCAACAGTATCATTCACAGGAGGTGGAGGCTCAGGAGCAACTGCTACTGCAACAATTGACTCAGAAGGTCGTGTAAATGGTGTGGCAGTAACTGCACATGGCACAGGATATACCTCTGCACCAACAGTCGTGTTTACTTCAGCAAGTGGAAGTGGTGCAACCGCATCATCAACTGTGATGAATGTTTTAGAGTTTAGTGATACTATAGGTGAGGTTTTGCGTGTTACTAATAATGACCCCTATGATTCAGGATTTGCAGATGAGGTGGCATATCGTGTAGAATTTTCCTCAAGCTTAAAAACAGATTTCGGTCAAATTACATTAGTTGATCGTTCAAGCACCAAGCCTGTATTTGTTTTATATCGTGCCCCATTTACTGACTACTCATCTACTAGCACAGACTTCCCTTATGTATTTAGCGAGTATGCCACATACGGAGCATACGGGGATTGGCTAACCGCAGATGGACAAATGGAAAAAGGACAGGTCGCATTTCAACAGGCTGAATCACTTCTAACAATGGAACTAGATAAACTAGAGCGTCAGCAAGGTCAGCAGAACTTTATACAATTCGTAACATACGGAACAACATACTCAACCAATATTTAAAATGGCATCAGAATACAGAGGATTAGGACTTAACGGAGGAGAATACATTAATGATACTGTGGCGCACACAGGTGACTTCTTTTGCATCGTACCAACCGAAGACACAGTGATGGCGAGCATCACAAGTAATATCGATAACATCGCAGATCTCTGCACAGGACAGGATGCGACTACATTGACTCCAAGCACACCAATTTATGGACGCACAACTTCGTTCACGCTTACAAGCGGTGCAGTCATAGCTTACCGAGTCTAATGAGCGATCTAGCAAATCAAACACCTGCAAGCACCTACAAAGGTCTGCTTCAGGTAGGAGATTACACAGACGGAGTGGACTCTACAGTTAAGGCCGTGCTAGATGGCGAGGGCACAGCGTCCGCACTAGCTATTGGCACAACAAAAGTGGGAGTGGGGACAACCTCACCGAGTCAGGAGTTGGATGTAAGCGGAAATGTAGTAGCAGACGAGTATGCACTTGATCAAACAGGGTCAAGTAGTTCTGCGGTGGCAATTCACGCACCTGCGACAAATGAGTTAGCACTCCGCACTAATTCGACCGAAGCGATGCGTATCGACTCCGACGGTAAAGTCGGAATAGGGACTACTACACCCGACTCTTATCTTACTGTATCAAAACCTCATACTGATAGTTCTGATGGTGTAGATAATTTAATTACCTTATCTACAGCTGAAGCACCGTCTCAAGATTTAGTTGCCGGAGATGGAGTTGGTGTTCTTTTCAAGATTCCTTGTGCGACAGGGCAGGGGCAAGTTGGGGCAAGGGTTGCAGCAGTTAGAGAAAATGGAACTGACCTCGACTCAAGTACCGAGATGATTTTTGAAGTCTCACAGAATGACGAAACTCTTGATGAAGCCATGCGTATCGACTCCTCCGGGAATGTGGGAATAGGCACTGCGAGTCCGAATACTGAATTGTCAGTCGTTGGAACAGTTACGGCAAGCAGAGAAGTTAAATATGTTTTAGAATTATCGACTGAAGACCCCACCGATTATGATATGAATGCCAATGACGGGGTGGGTATTCAGTTTAAACTTCCAAATCATTCTTCATCTTCTTTTGTAGGAGCAGGGATAGCGGCCATGAAAGGTGATCCTGCTGATGAAAGTAGTGCCACTGACTTAACTTTTTTAATTTCACAAGATAACGAAACTCTTGATGAAGCGATGCGTATCGACTCCAACGGCAATGTCGGTATTGGCACTGTCTCCCCCTCAGCACCCCTCGAAGTAACATCCACAACAGGTGGGGTAATTATGCCGAGGATGACTACTACGCAGATGAATGCAATCAGTAGTCCGACTGACGGAGAGATGATTTACAATACTACCGAGAATAAGTTTTACGGACGAGCTAACGGAGCTTGGACAGCACTTCATTAAAAGACGATGCCCGGATTAGCCCTAGGACTTTTTATAGCGAAACCACAGCCTGGTGGAGATGCACCCGCTATAGACGGAGCGTTAACGACAGAACTCAGTGAACCACTAACCGCAGAGAACGGAGACATCTTGGTATTTGAACCCGAAGGTGGCACTCCTCTTTTCAATAACACCTACTCAGTTTCTTTTGATGGTGCGGATGATAAAATGCAAGCGGGAGACTCTACTACCATTGCTTCAGCTTCTGTTTTTACCATTTCAGCGTGGGCTAGGTTTCATTATGGAGGTTTTACTTTTCTTGCATCAGGCACGGCAAATCAGGATCGAATTTATATGGAACTGTACAGCACTAAGGTTGGAGTTGTTGTTAAAAATGGCCCCGGAGGTGCAGCTAGATGGACAACTTCACTTAGTCCTAATACTTGGTATCACATTGCTTGCACAGTAGATTCAGGGACAAGCAAACTTTTCGTTAATGGAGTTTATCGTGCGACTGCTTCGGTTGCTACTTTATCGGCAACAGCAGGGGACGATCTTTCCATCGGAACAGACAACGGTAACGGGATGAGTGCTTTTTCTTTTGATGGTGATGTCGATGAAGTTTCCTTGTTTAGTTCAGCACTTAGCGATGGCGGAGGTTTGAGTATCGGAGACACAGCAGGAGGAGACATAGCTACCCTCTACAACTCAGGAGTACCTGCCGATATATCATCTTTAAGTCCAACATCTTGGTGGCGTATGGGTGATAATAACTCCGGCAGTGGCACAACAATCACAGACCAAGGAAGCGAGGGTAACGATGGTACACTTGTCAACGGCCCAACATTTTCAACAAATGTACCATCTTAATATTTAATATTTAAAAATCATGGCTAATAAAAAAATTACAGAACTTACAGACCTACCGAGTCCCGCAGGAGCCGACATATTGGCAATCGTGGATGATGTCGCTGGCACCGCAACCACTAAGAAAGTAACCGCTACTAATCTGATGGGTCTAGCACCCGTGCAATCGGTCAACGGATCGACAGGAGCAGTGACAGTTAGTGGTCTTAGTTTATCCACCACATCACCTACAGCTAGTGGAACTCCTTTAGCGTACACATTAACATCCGCAGAAGATGGTAAGGTTGTACTATTTAACGAGTCGAACAATGTGTATGTCACAGTTCCCACAGGACTAGGTGCAGGATTCAATTGTAAGTTTGTTCAACTAGGAGCAGGTAAAATAGTTTTACAGGCGGGTTCAGGTGCTACTTTAAATGGGTACACTCCGGGTACTGAGGTGCAAAACACAACGATTGGGCAGTATGCTGAGATTGAATTAACACCCGTCGGTACTGATTCATATGTTATTGTTGGCAATACAACTACCGCACCATTTGTTAACACTTACTCACTTAGCCTTGACGGCTCCAATGATTATGTGGACTACGGAGCGTTATCTGCCTTAAATAGCACTTCAGCATTTACGATCAGTACTTGGATAAAAACTTCCACAAGTAATCGTATTATTTGTTCAGGAGGAAGTAGTGATCGGATGGAGGTTCGTGCGACAGGTATACAATTTAGGGTAGGTGGAACAAGTGCAAATATTGGCAGTGGTAATTACGATGATGGTAATTGGCATCAGATTACTGCTGTATACAATGCAGGTACAGTAAGTATATACGCAGACGGAAACTCAACAGCGGATGGTAGTTCTTCAAGCTATCCAACCTCTACAAGTGCCTCTGCCTACAATTCATTTCGTATTGGTCAAGTAGCAAATCTTTACTATTTCAACGGAGAAATTGATGAGTTTGCAGTTTGGTCTAGTGCCTTATCAAGCTCGGAAATACCTGACATTCAGGCGAGCAACACACCAATTGATCTAAGATCGAACAACGGAAACTACACATCGTCTTCTAACCTAATTAACTATTGGAGAATGGGAGATAATGACGCAGGTAGCGGAACAACTGTAACAGACCTTGTTGGAAGTCTTGATGGGACACTAACCAACGGAGCGAGCTTCGCAGCAGACACACCATAAATTATAAACTATGAGAAACTATGTAATTATAGACGCATCGGAAGTATCTTCCGTAGATTTTAATCAAGTCCTAGAAACGAGTGCTGACACGCTTAGATACAACCTAGCAGGTACACAGACTTTTGTTAAGTTTGAGGGCGACACGCCTAGCTTTCTAGAAGGTAAGACTGCACTTGATCATTCGGAGATGTTAGCAGTTTTATCAACCGAGGAGTGGTCATCTGACGATCCTATATGATCTATCTGCTGATAGCACTATGCTTCCTGACCGCCGGATGTTCCTTTCGTTCGACCTATCCGACAATTGGCGGAGTTATAGGCGGATCAGTAGGAACGCTTGCAGGTGGCCCTGTGGTAGGAGGTCTATCTGCTGGTGCGGGTGTACTCGCAGGAGAAGCATTAAAAAACAAAGATGCACTTGTAGAGGCTGAAGAAACAATTGAGGCATTAACACATGGAGATGTGAGTGCCCTGGTAGCTCAGGGAATGGCCGAGCATAAGAGTGGATTCGCTGAGTTCACTTCCTACATAAAAAGAATCCTGATAGGTGCGGCAGTAGTGCTTGGATGCTATCTAGGAATACCCATTTTTGTGGCTAAGAGATGTGCGAAAACAGAAGTCACAAGATCCACCACTCGACCTCCCTTTCCGAGACCTTCCGATTTAAAATGAAAAACTTAATTCTACTCAAAAAGAAATTTGAAACACTCCCAAAACGAGGCAAAATGATTACAGTCTTTGTGGCCTTAGTGCTAGGCATCATCGTCCTCGACCTATTGTTCTAATGATTGATCGCACCTCTATATTTGGTATGGGGGGCACATTAGCCTCCTTCGGTCTGTCTACATTAGATAGTCTCTTTGGATGCATTGCTGGAATCATTACCATAATTTATATGGGCAAAAAACTGTATCAGGAGGTTAAAAAGAAGTGAGTCGCTACCGCTCATACGGAAAGCTAGACGATCCATTCGTGACTGAGGGGGATACCTTCTTTCTGCGGATGAATGCCCGTTTGCGACCTAATCAATTGAAGCCTGGTGAGGTAGCTTTATCCAAGAATGGTCGCATGAATGACGATGGGACTTGGCAACCACGCAA